CACCACATCCACAGGCTTTGAAGCATCCAGCAGATGACTGATTGCACGGAAAATCATGCGGTGTTCACGCGGATAAAAGTCATACTCAGTGATAACACCGACAATCCTGTCATACGCGGTATTGTCGATAAAAATACCGCCCAGCACACTCTGTTCAGCATCCTCGCTGTATAGAGGCTTAATTTCAGATGTTGACTGATCGTGAATATCAACCATAACGATTAATCAACTTTCATATCGCCGATGCGTGCAACAATCGCCGCAAATCGAGCCTGTACATCAGCAGCCTCGCTTTTAATGCGTTCAAATTCTTTGCTGGTGATTTTTCCATCAGCCCAGCTTTGCTGAAACGCCTGAGTAAAATCAGCCATTTCATTGATAATATCCATGAAGCCATCCAGCAATGACATATCGCCATACTCAGGAACTTCAGGAAGCGGAATAGCAACATGATTCAACTCAAATGCCATTGCATGTAATATGCGAGGATCTTTGGCAATGCGCTGTATTTTCACACTACGGCTTAACCCAAGCACATGTGTATCCACATTCGGATCAATCTGCTTGTTTAAAACATTTGGGCTCACATCACCAAGCCGCTGTGCCATGGCATGAGTACCGCCAGGGAAATCATGCACCGTGTGATACGCTGCATCCAAAACATTCGTATTCGCTACCATAATTACCTCCACAATAAAACGGCTAAATCACTGCAAAAAAGCCGTGTTTTTATTTTTTAAATCCCCACATACTTCAGCCATCAACACAACAAATGGCGAGATAAAAATGCAAACGCAGCACCAACCAGGAAAAAAAGATACCCGCAACCGGAGACCGGCTACTGGTATTAAGGTTGGAGGACATGCATCCAGTTCTCTGGCATATCCGGCATACAACCATACCGGCGCGGCGGGAAAAGGTGGAGATTCCAAGCATGCTAGAATCTAAGCTCTCAAACAAAAATCTAGTGTTAATCACGAAAGGAATCTCCATGGAAAAATCATCCGGCCAAATAACAGTCAGAGCCACCGGAATGGCTTGGTACCGTCTCGAAGATTACAGCGCCATCCTCAGGATCATGACCGACAGCGCGAAGCTCCCCAGAACATTCCACGAATGGCTCATGAAAGCCGAGAAGGGAGAGAAGAGCCTGAGAAGAGACGGCCATATCGTGATGCGCGTGATCATCGATCCCAAATCGTTTCCCGATTGGTGCAAGTCTCGCGGCCTGAATATCGACGCCCAGGCAAGAATACAGTTCGCCAACCTTGCCGTGAAAGAAGCTTACGGCACAACACACTGAGTATTGGTTACGCATTTAAACCCCCAAGAAATCTCAAGAAAGGCAGCCCCATGGCCACTGACGAACGCATAGCAGCATTAGAAGAACGATTGGAGCAGCTAGTAGATGCACATAGAACCTTAGCCGCCAGGCACGAAGGCTTAATGATGAGCTGCAGATCATTGCTGCCGCTCATACAGATCGACCAATCGACAAAACAAAGATTAATGACCGGGGCCTACGATGCATTGACCATGCACATGGACGCCGCAAATTTCGATGATGAATTTCAAAAATGCGCACGCACGGCAATTGATGAAGTTTTCTCAACGATTTAGGCTTGCGAGGGATATAAACACCATGACCGGAAAAATAATTGTAGATAGCACCGATATTCATGCGGCTTTATCCTCACACAACTCAGGCCAGATTAATTGCCAATCATCAGGTCGAAGGTCTTTTCTTGAAACATCTCCACTGGTAGCCATCTCAATGGCAAAACACTTTTCAATTGGTACGGGCCTGAAATCTTTATCCGCTTTATCTTTAGCCCACCGGCATACATCTGGAGCATGCGCTCCAATTGATTTTGCCAATAAAGATGTGTTTCCACGCTTCTTTAGAAGATATTTTTTAAGTTCCATAGATTCATATTAGCTAATCGCTAATCACACGTCAATAGCTTTTAGCTAATTAACATTATTAGCGAATTGCTATTAAATGGAGAAATGATGAAAAACATAGATGAAATTCGTAGAAACAGGCTTGAGGATTTAGTTAATGAAACAAAAACTAAATCATTAGAAGAGGTTGCGGAAATCGCAGGGACATCATCCGCCTATTTAAGTCAAATAAGAAATCAACTACCAGACTCAAAAACTGGAATTGCCAAGAAAATGGGCAATAAGGTCGCTGAAAAACTAAGATTAGCATTTAATAAACCCGCAGGATGGATGGACGCAGATCACCAACCTAAATCATTAATTGATTACAACGTAATAGATACTCAAGCAACAATAAAAAGATGTCCTTTAATATCGTGGGTACGAGCTGGGGAGTTATGTGACGTGGGGCATGTTTATAGTACTGAGGATGCAGAGGAATGGCTGATTTGTGGCACTCCGCATGGCAATAGAACTTTCGCACTGAGGGTTGTTGGCGATTCAATGTCACCAGAATACCAGGAAGGATGGCATATATTTGTAGATCCAGATGTACAGGCACAACATAATGATGACGTTATCGTCCGCGATGAAACAGGTAATGCCACTTTTAAACGATTACAAATCACGCCTGAAGGTAACTTTTTATTAGCCCTAAATCCGGATTATCCGAATAGGATAATAAAAGTTCCTGGCAGCAGTACAATTTGTGGAGTTGTTATTTATTCAGGACGAAAAAGAAGATGATATTCATTAAAACCATTGTACTTATATTGATATTAAGCACTTTTTCCGCATGCACCCCACATACAATCGGTGGCGTGCGAGATTTAGGCCCATCAAAATCCGCCTCTTTTGAGGCTCCAGAAAATTATCTAAGTTTGTACAAGAAAATATTTGAACAAACCAAACAATGTAGCGATGGCTGGATGGTAACCGCACAAATGGTTACCGAGGGGAATGTGGATCCAGACAAAAAAATCGGGACAATTGCAGTATCTCTTCGCGGTGGTCTTGGTACTAATTATTACCAGGTAATCGATGTTAAAGAAATCAGTGAAAACAAATCCAATGTAACTGCATTTTATTCAATCGGATCTCCAGAAGGTCACTCCAAGTTACTTAAAAAATGGGCACTGGATGATTACAGAAACTGCTCTTTATAAGAACAAATACAGGCACCATCATTCAGGAACATCTCAGCCAAGCTGAAATTAAAACTAACTGCTCACCTAAACCGCCATTCGGCGGTTTTTTTTACGCCTAATTTTCACAACATATATGGTACTTATTAAAATATTAGCGATAAGCTATTGACATAATATTAGCTAATCGCTAATCTATTTCAAAGCGCCACCTAAACCAAGTTAGGGAGTTTTGAAAAATGCCACACAAACTGATCTGCAGCGAGCATTCAACAGAGCAAAACTAGCCAGTTTTGGTTACACGCTTGAAAGCGCATTGGCTAATAAAGGCCTTGCGATTTGTTTAAACCGGCTGGCAAACAACTACGCCAAAGCGTAGACCAGCCCCAGTAGCAAAAAACTACTGGTACAACAATATTTAAGGTTGATGCCATGCAAACAGAACACAAAGCAGCACTACTAGACCTATTTGTCACCGTTCCGGAGACAGAACTGCCCAATGGCACCGTAGTGCCATCGTTTCAGGTAGGCGCATACCATTGCAGTAAAAACAATGACGGTACGCTTGTTATTGACCAGGCCAACAAACCTTGGCGCAACATTAACTACCATGACGCACGCGCTGAATGCGCTGGGGCTGGCTATGCACTCATTACCGAGCTGCAATACCTAGCTATTGCCTACCAGATCAGCCAACAGGCTGAAAACTGGACAGGCAATAAAGTAGGCGAAGGTGAAATCTACCGCGGTATTCACAAATGGAAAGTATCAGAAGCGCAAGACGGTCATTATGAAAGCGAAGAGCCAACAGAACGCCGCTGGCATGTGCTATCCAATGGCGAACGTGTGTACGACTTTAGCGGCAACATCTACAGCTGGGTGTTTGATGACGTACAAGGCGATGAAAATGGCGTGATTGCCAAGAAGTTTGCCAAAGACTCCCCTACCGTCACCACAGCGCCATTCGAAAGCCGTGAACACGGCATAGGTGACACCAGCATCGGCGGCGGTGATTGGTCTGGCCTTGCGCTCATCCGGGGCGGCTGCTGGGCCTCGGGCGGCTATGCCGGCGTGTTCCGTCTCGACTACGGCTGGCCCGACTACGACCACTACGGCGTCGGCTTCCGCTGCACCAAGAGTCTCTAGTCACTTGTCACCCATCCAGTCCGCTGTGTAACGGCGGGCTGGTTTAATAGGAGATTTAAAATGAGCATGAATGAATTAGCTAAAGAAATCATATCTATAAATACTGCAAACGGCTGGAACTGCACAAAACCTGAACAATGGGAAGACACTTACAAAGTGCCTGCAATTCTTGCATTAGTACACACTGAGGTTTCTGAAGCAGTTGAAGCATTTAGGCATAACGACAAGGAAAATTTTATTGAGGAAATGGCAGACATTGTCATAAGAGTGCTTGATTGTACTGGCGGCTTAGAGATGGATATTGACGCCGCAATACGTGCAAAACTTGAAAAGAATAAAACAAGAGGCTATCGCCATGGCGGGAA